TTCTTTACCTATTTGTCCTAAAGGTTGAATATATGTTTTAAAAATATATTCTGCATCAAAATTTAAATTAGCATCTTCTAGGTTTAAATTTACTATTGTAAAATCATCATTAAATGCTTGTCTATATGTATTAACATTATTATTAACATCACGCCAGGATCTAATTACAATACTTGGTAATAAAGATCTATCTCTGTTTTTATTACGTTCTAATGAAGTTATAGGAGATACATAAGTCATTAACATAAACGTGTCATAACCTAAATTCTCTAATTCAGCTCTTTTCCTAAGTAGCATTTTAGATGAACCCCCTACACTATCAATTAATAAATTTTTAGCATTTTGAGAAGCATCTTGAAGTTTAGCGTCTGTATTTCTTCTTGCTTGACCCATTAACTCACCTGATTTTTTTAATTCATCCGGAGACATTAAGGCTAATTTCATTCCAATACCTGAGGATTTAAGTAGTTCCTCATAAGTGTCATCTACATTAATAGTAGTAAAATTAGAAGGAACTAATTTTTGAGATATAAATGATTTACCTGAACCCGCAGGACCTGCCATAAATATGGCTTTTGGTTTTCCTTGGATTTCTTTTAAAAGAGACATCAGCCCAATCATTGATTAAGTTTATTATAAATATGGTAAAACATCTAACGTTATTATTCTTCCTCGAATTTCATTGTAATAACGTGATGATCAGTTATATATTCTATATTTCCAGCACATTTATTATATTTAGGCCATTCAGGATTAGGTAATATTTCAAAATAACATCTGTCCTTTTCAATATAGATTAATCTACCTAAAAATGTTGGGAAAATGTTAGTTTTTAAAACACGTCCAATCAATTTATTTAAATTATCATTTACCTGGTAACGTGGAGTAAAACCATTTCTGTTTAAATTCATAACCTTAATTTATATAAATAAATGTACGAAAAAGTTTTTGCTCCTCCAAATTTTTTATATGATAATTTTAGTCTTGTTTTTTTACTTGGGTTTTGAATTCTGTAAATACAGGGGCCTCATTTGGATTTTCTAAATCAAATAAACGTTTTACTGTTTTAAAGATTTCAATATTTTCCTCTTGTGTGCGAGCTGGTAAAACCATTTCCCATCCTTTACCTTGCATTTTGTCTTTTGAACCTTTACGTTTAGATGATTTTAACCATAAAATACCAGTTTTATCCGGTTTAATACCAAAACATTCTTCATAACAATGAGCATAAACTGCTGCTTGTAATTCATGTGTTGTTTGAATATGATTAGAGGTTTTATGGTCAATAATCCATAAGTCATTACCTATTTTACAAACTAAATCTGTTGTTCCTGCTACTTTAAGAGTATCAGAATATAGATGGATTTCTTGGTCAATTAATTCAGGTTTTTGAGTTTCCCAAAAATCAACAAAACGTAAAAACATTTGCCAAATATTAGGATCAAATTGTGGATTGCCAAATTGATTTAAAAAGTTCATTTCTTTACCTTCTAAATATTCTTCTATCATTTCATGAACTTTAGTTCCATCTTCTGCTGCTTTTCTAACAATATAATCAGCGGAGCGACCCATATTTTTTAACCATTCCTCAAAATGTTTACCTTTTGGATATGAACCTAAAACGTGAGTAATTGAAGGATAATATTCACCATTTCGTCTATAATATCTTGAATCTGGAAGGGTGATTTGTTTTGAGTCTTCTGAGATTTCTAAAATTCTGTTATTAACATATTTAATATTTCTTTTTTTCATAGGAAAAGTTTTTTCTCGAGTAATCCCGAGAATGTTAAGGGGTAGGTTTCTTGTATTAAATTAGTAAAACTAGCGAACCCCATTTCGCTTGGATCTTTATCATTCATATCTACGAGATAAACTTCTTTACCTTCATTCATTAAACGCTCACAAAAATTTAATGCTTGTTTTTGAGCGTCTTTATCTAAAGCTATATAAATTTTTTCTACAGAAGACATTACAATTTTTTTCATTAAATTTGATTGTATATTTTTGCCTAGTAGCGGTATTACATTTCTTTTAATGGAGATGGCATCAAATGGTCCTTCACACAATATAAGCGGTAATTCCCAATTTATAAACAACTCAAATGGTATAATGTCACGAGATGCTGTTGGGTTTTTATATTTTATTGTGGATTGTTTTCCAAATGAACGACCTGTAAAGTAATTTATATTACCTTTAGCATCATAGGAGGGGATAATAATCATATTAGCATAACGTCCTTGTTCACAATAACCAATTCCATATTTTAAAATATCCTCTTCGGTAATACCTCGAGATTTAATATATGATAAAGCATGTCTTGCTGTAATATCTGAGGGGTGAATATTGTTTAAAAGTTTAAATTCTTTTGGAAGTTCTAATTTAGTTTCAACTTGTATGTGTGGTTCCGGTCCTGTGTATTTTACAATAGCTTTTAATTCAGCCATTTTTTCAGGTGATGTTTCTACTGCTTTAAATAATTGGTATAATTTTTTACCTTTTTTATCACAAACCCAACAATGCCATTGATTTTCTCCTTTAATATTTTCAGTAAAGTTAATCTCTAATTTAGGTTTATGATGGTTACATAGAGGACAATGATAGGCATAATTTCCTCGAGATGTTGACTTACTAGTACCAAGCACAGAATTAGTCAGTGCTACTAGGGTTTGGTTTATCATAGTATTAATATACTAATCTTCTTTAGATAAACCAAAGTCACGTGTAAAAAATTTACCAAGGATTGAATCGTTATACCATCCCTCTGGGTTTTCTAATATACCATGTGTAAATAAATACTTACACTCGTAATATGTTAATAATTTTTTATTATTAACTAATTGTATAATTTCGCGAGTAAACTCATCGTGTTTACCTTCCTTTAATATTTCAAGAATAGGTTTACATGAACCATAATAAGTCTTCCAATCACTTTCTTTTTGTACTACTTGAGTAGTGGATTTACGACCTCTACCTGTTTGTTCCGCTAATTCTTTCTTCGTTAATTTGCGTTTTACATTGTGATATAGCGATTTTTTTCCAATATACGATATCCCACGTGATTTATGAGTTGTAATGTATATAAAACCATATGTTTCTAAGGGAAAATCCTCTATGGAAATTATTTCTTTATTATTGTATAACCAATTTGACATAAATTTAAGAAATTAAGTTGTTGAAACAGTCCAAGTCCCAAATGCAACTGTATCACTATCACTATATTCAACTAGTTGCCATATTGGAAGTGTAGTAACACATATATATTTCCAATATGAATCATCTGCACCATTAATAGCCGTACCACCTGCTGAGGATAATGAGGTTCCAACTCTTATTCGTGCTGTTGAATCTACATTTATAGTAACATTAGCTGTTTGAGATGAGGTAACTATTATTGTAACTATATCTCCAAGTTGTGCTGAGCTTGTATTTAAATTAAGTTGGGGATTAGTAGATGTATAATTGAATAAAATTCCAACATTTCGAGCATCAGGGATAGGAAAATTATTTGTTGAAGTTGAGATCCATTGAGTTGATTGACCTAATAAAGATCCAGTAATAGAGGTTGTTTCAATAACAGATGAAGAAAGATTTGTAACCGTTAGTTTATTACCTATTGGAGAATATATAAAAGAAGAGTCTGTTTTTAAAGCTTGTGGACTATTACTGTCTACAAATGTAGGAAGTTGAGGACTACTAACAGAGGATGCATCACTAGGAATTACAAGAGATGCAGTTTGAGCAGTTAAAGCAACAGATGCTGTTTGAGCAGTTGTTACAAAAGAGGCGGTTTGAGCAGTTGTTACAAAAGATGCAGTTTGAGCTTGTGAAGATGTTCCTAATAAAGATCCCGTAAATCCTAAAGTTGATGTGGTTGAACCTGTTATCTCAAGAGAACCTGTAATTGCTCCCGAACCTGTAAAAGGAAATGCTCCTCCTCCTGCGGATGTAATTGTTACATTTCCTGTTCCACCGGGAGATATAGTTATATTAGGACCTGCAGTTATTTGAGTTACTCCACCATTTAAAGCAACAGATGCTGTTTGAGCAGTTGTTACAAAAGATGCTGTTTGAGCAGTTGTTACAAAAGATGCAGTTTGGGCAGTTGTTACAAAAGAGGCGGTTTGAGCAGTAACAGCAGTTGTAGCAAAAGAGGATGTTCCTAAAAGTGAACCACTAATTGAAACTAAAAATGTTTCAGGTGCTGCAGAAAAGTTTAATGCATTATATAATTGAAGTATATCTGCTGTTTGAATTGTATTTCCATTTACAATGTTTGAGGAATTTAAAGTTGCCATAATTATCTATCTATATTTATAAGTATTGTAGTATCTGTAGTTGGTGAAACAGGTAAGGGTTGTGATAATTTTCCTACTGCTAATAAATTTTGATATTCATCATATAAACCAACAGTAGTGATATAAGGAGAAAAATAAGAACCAGTTACATTATTATTTAAATATTGTCCTGGAGTAAAAAACGTACCTATAGAACTTGTTATTTGTGTACTTCCAGAAGTTAATGAAGGATTTAAAGAAAAATTATATTCATTTTCTCTTAAAGTACATTTGTATTGTGTTTCATAAATATTAAGTGAAGAAGAAAATGAGCAAGTTACATTAGAAGATGT